CCAGATAGTAAAGTATACGCATACTGCCTAAAAAAAATCAGCATAATTGAGGATTACATGTTGGTAATGGTTATAGCGACAAATGACACCGATGCGGCGATAAAACTAAAAGATACAATAAAAGGGAAAGGATTCAATCCACTTGACTGGAATATAAAATTATGTAATAATCTTAACATAGGTCAACCAACCGATCTACGGTCAATCTATGGTCATCCGTCACCAGAATATGGCTCAAAACCACAAATCGAAAAAGAGCCGACAAAAGATGTGTACATAACAAACCTGATGTATGCGAGGGATAAATTAGCCAAAACTCCCCATCAAAAAGGCATATTGACCCAGATAATAAACAACATAAAAAAATGACCCCCATAGAAAAAACATTAGAATCATTCATAAGCAAAACAGAAAAGTCAAAAATAGCCGTAGTAATCCCCATGTTCGGTTATTGGAAGGAATCATATCAATTAGACGAATTGACTCTGAAAGCTACATTGAGCCGAATATACTCTCATATTCATCAGATTTATTTACTATTCTTGGTCGATGAAGATTCCAACAGAACGCCTATGAGAGTGGCCAGCATGATGGCGGGAAAATACAAAGGCGGAAATTGTGCAATTATCCCAGTAAAAAAAGGTTCGGGATACGGGGAATATTTAAGGATAGGAATACAAAAAGCTATTGCAACAAACAGTCAATACATCGTAGTAGCAAACCCGTGGATACAAATATCCACAAATGGAATAGATATACTGGTTGATAGAATAAACCGAAACGACGCGTACATCGTATCTGGATTCGATTGTAAGGGAAAGATTGATCCAGGTGCATTCGATAAGCAGATATACAATCTCCCCGACGAATTTCGCGGCATAGATATAAACCTATTCGGCATGAAGAAAACAACGGCGGAAATTATATCATTCGACGAAGGATTCAAGACTCACTACTTCATCGGCCGAGACGCATGGCAAACGGTATTCACCAAAGGATTCGAGTCGATTATAACCCAGCGGGTGCCGATATTCTCATTCGATGTGGATTGGACTGAATTCGAATCAGCGGTACAATTCAAGCAGGATGAAAACTATTTTATAAGCAAATGGAAGTACGGAGACGAATCAATACAATACCCATGAAAGAATTAAAAACAAAAAGTCCTCTCGGCGGGGCAATAAACCTCAAGGAGCTAAAAGACCCCACAACGGGCAAGGAGCTCGCCCCAGACGCGAGTGGGTACATTACTCCAGATTACAGCCCAGAGGGCACCCGCGCGAGCCTAGCAAGCCACAACCTCATGCCTGTGGACAAGGTAGAAGTCACCGACCCGATAACAGGGGTAAAATCAATAATCACGGTAGATCGGACAGGTACAACCGAAAACAAGCTCATCATGGCATTAGCGAACCCTGACCTCAAAAGGGATACCAAAGACCACTTCCTATCCATGTATCTATGGGAGCGTGGAAAAGAAAACGCCTCAATGCTCGTAGACCTCATGCGCTACAAAGGCGAGCACACCAAAGAGTCGAGGGCATTCCAAAGCCAAATGCGGTTCGATTTCGAAATGTTCGTCAAATTGTTTATAGAGCAGATGAGAGCGATGGCGAGGGATGTAGCGAATGAGTTTGCAATAACGGATATAAAATCATTCTGTGATGAGTATTTGAAACAAGCGGAAGAATTACGAAAGAATAATCAAGAAGTTGATTTGAGTGCAATGCTAGAAAATATGGGAATATATGATACACTTTTTAGATCAGACAAAATCCATTTATTGACTATGGTACGCAACTGGACTGAAGCCGAACGAATAGAGTCCGCAATCAACAACGTAACCGAAGGCAGACAACGCAAGCAAGGATATGGCATATACATCAATCGGGAAGGCAGACCGTATTCGATATACGAAAACGAAAAGGTCGACGAAATAGTCAAAGAGGATTATGAGCGAATGGAAGAACTAAAAAAAGATGAATAGACAAATAAAAAGAAAACGCGAGGAATGGTTGATATTTCATTCATGTAATGAATCGGATGTTAAAAGTAAAGATGGTATGGAATACATAAGCACCCTCGACGAGAAAAAAGAAGAAGTAAGATTACCATTACCAGACGATATACAATTCAAAAAAACATGGAGAAAGAATTAAACGATTTTCAAACACTAGAGTTAGTCATCGGCGGACAAAAACTACGAGACATGTCGGCATTCGGATTCCTTCAATGGATGGCAAACAAACTGACAGGTATAAAAGCCTTCTCATCCGACGCGGTTGAATTGACATCGATGATACGAGTACCGCCAATGTCGCAACACATGTCGGCCGAGAAGAAAATTGAGATTATAAGGAAAATGATTAAACTGGGAATAAAAATACCATGACAAACAAAGACTTAAAAGGAATGACTACAACCGAGATGGTGAAATGCGAATCATGTTCGCAGTACCACCCGCTATCCGAATGCGAGGTGGTAGTCATAAAAATGATAAAAGGAAAAAATTGTAGTATAAAAAGCGAAACAAGACCAGTAGAAAGAATAGAACCGATGTACGTAGAAAAAACTACGGATGTATCATCAGATGAAATAAAAATAGTACGTGCCCCCGAACCGCCTAAAGATGAGGAATACGGTTGCACCATAGACAAAACAATATGGGTAGTTAAAGGAGGTGCAAGCGACGCCGCAAAGATATGCCCGACATGTGGACGACAAGGAACGGCGGCCAGCGTATTGATTGCCCAATCGGGAACGCATATACCGCCCGCAGAAATGGAGCAGAAAATAAAAGAAAGGTCGAGAAAGACCATTATCCCGAAAGGATTGTTATCGATGATGGTTGATCCAAGCGACCCGAACTTCGAAACAAAAGGAGCGAAAGAGATAAGACGAGTATAAACCATGTTGCAAACCTACCGAAAAAACAGAGCCCCATTCTTACAGCTGAAAGAAGCGTCGGAAGTTTCTCGTGCACTACAATTAAAGAAAAAGATGGTCGGAGAAAAAAGTATATTCGAGCGAATGGCAACCGATCCGCACGCTCCGATACTTCCTGGCGGCATGAATCCATACCTGCCCGATGAGTTTACACTTCGGGTGGCTCGACAGATGGTTATGACTATCGTAAAGAAATGGGTGCAGGTAAATAAAGGAAACAACGAATTACAGGAAAAGATAGAACCATTCTATCGGTTCGCTGTGCGGAAAATAGAAGATGAAGAAAGGAAGTTTATTGCAAAAGGATACAATGATCGAATTGAATCACTGGCAAACCAATCAGCCGATTGGACAATCGCAAAAGTATTCTCGAATCATAGAAGTCGTGAATCGGCGGAATCAATGAAACGCTACATAGCCGATAGTTTCAACATATCCCTCTATAACGAAGGGCATAGAAGTGTGTCGGAATACCTTGAGTGGTATGATGAGTGGACTGATAAATTATATGCAATATGGAAAAACAAAATCACAGAGAAGAATAGCCGCGAACAAGAAGCGTCGAGCGGAAAATCTTGATGCAGGAATACGGGCGGTTGCTCCAATGACTTCACTTAATTCATTCGATGAAGAATTATTTGAAGTAGACTATGAGATGGACACATCGCACATAGACGTAGAAAGATTTATACTGAAACTTTCATACAAAGAATCGGCAATACTTTTATTACGAAGTATCCATACACCCATGCGAGAGATAGGAAAGATACTGAATATGAACCATGAAGCAGTGACGGATAATATAAACAGCATGCAAAGAAAAGCTAAAATAATGTATAATTAGAGTATGAATGACACAGTCCACACCTTTCTAAAATCAACATCGACGACAGTGGTGCCGTCGCCTCAGCGTAGTCTGGTATACGATACCGAACGCCAAAGAAATACCCAATTTATAAATAAAGGAATAAGCAAGCCCGGGAGAATTACATTCGAGGTTCTTCGCCGAGCGGTTCAATCAACTCACATAGCGAGGATATGCGTCAATACTCTCAAAGAAAAAGTAACCAAGACTAAATGGGTTATAAAACCTATCAAACAAGGTGCGGCAGTAAAAAAAGAGCAGATCGCCGAGATAGAGGAATTATTTAAACATCCAAGCAAGAATGACGTAACATTTAGGACGCTGATGGACATGGTACTCGAAGACCTGCTCGTACTTGATGTGGCATGTATGGAGAAGACCAGAACACCCGACGGAAAACTAGCCGAGCTATTCCACGTGGATGCCAGCACCATCCGTCCTGTATTCGACGAATTCGGAAACCAAGACATCGACATCGAAATGAACACCGTAGAGGAAGGGCGAGTAACGGCACCCGTATCGTATGTGCAGATAGCTAATGCGTCTTCGTATGGTGGACCAGAATCAGGCGAGATAATCGCCGCATGGCCGAAGAAAGATTTCATAAGGTTCATGCAACACCCCCAAGGATCATGGGAATCAATCGGCTATGGTCTATCGGGTATCGAAAGCGTGATCAACGTAGTAGCCGCCATACTGAATGCACAGAATTTCAATGATACCTATTTCGAAGAGGGTTCGTTCCCGCCCGTCATCATCCAGATACTCGGGCAAGTAAATCAAAGGGACATCCAAACCTATCGAGAATATCTGCAACAAGAGCTATCGGGAAACTACCACAGACCAGCCATCATGGCGGGGGGCACCGAGGCGAAGGTACTTAACCTGAAAGACCTATCAAACCGCGATATGGAATTCATGGAGTATATGAAATTCATGGCACGCCTATTGGCGGCGGCGTATGGACTATCGGGACAAGACATCGGACTGACTGACGAGGTCGGTTCAAAAAATGTATCCGAGACACAAAAAGAGATTTCAGGAGAAAAAGGATATAGCTCTATCCTTCACCTACTCAAAGAAATTTTCAATCAGGAAATTATATGGAAAGATTTTGGATATACCGACATAGAATTCGATTGGGTGGCGGATGATACTATGGATCCGAAAGACGCCGCAGACCTATTCACCAAAGAGCTACAAGCGGGACTCTGCACGCCGAATGAAGCTCGCCAAAAACTAGGCCACGATAAATATACGGAGCCATGGGCTGATCAGGCAATGGTACTAACGACGACTGGATACGTGCCTGTTATGGCCGCACCAACAGAACCAACTGATACGGAAAAGCCCGCAGGCCAAGAAGAAAAAGAACCGCCACAGAAGGAAGAAAAAGAAGTTGGTGGAGAACGTAAATATCAAGACCAAAAAGAAAAGCCAGATAATGAAAATAAGGTACCCGCAGAAAAGTCTATTGAGGTGGAGGAACCCAAAAAACAAATGATTGATGTTAGACCAAAGACATCGCAAGTTAAACGTGTAGAGATTATAGAAGACAAAAAGAAAAGTGAACCAGCGGAAAACCCTGAAGTAAAACAAAACCTACTTGATTTGAAATCATTGAAAGCGGATATGGAAGATGTAAAAAGAAAAATTGCGGAAAAGCCACAGGTGGAGGATAAGCCAGCCGCCAAAGACGAATCATCGGCGATGGGGAAAATTATAACCCAACTGATTGGCAAGCTATCCCATGTACAATCCCGAGCAACTAAAGAAAAGCCAGACTTCGATACGACTCCAGTGATGTTCGGTGATCTGGTTATTGATGATGGATTGAAAGACGAGACGTATGAAATGTTTCATAACAACGATCTCAATGCGGTAAAATCAGAGGGATACGAAACAAGTGCATATAACTTTAACTTTGAAAATGCAAAGAAAGCATTGGTCGATAAGATAAAATCAAACCCTTCGATGTACGGAGGCATTATACGCCAGAAGGACATCAACGGAGCACGGTACATTATTTGCTTCAATAAATTAAAATAAAATGCCAACCATAACCTACAGATCAAATGGAAGTGTCACAGTTAAAATAGCCGTCACAGGTCAAGCGGTATCGCTCGGTTCGGTATTCACAGGTGGCGCACAGACAGCCAATCGAGTGGACATCCAACCTCTCACCACAAATACCAGCCCGATAATAGTCGGTGATTATCAGATTTCAAACACTCAATCAAACGGAGGTATCTTGCTTAATGTATTCCCCTATGCAAACGGTATACCAGCCCAAGCAGATATATATAACTTAGAGCTGATAACATGCCTACAAACATTATTCATCAACGGAACGGCGGGAGATGGAGTGACAATAAATTGGTTCATCGGTGATAGATAGTATTAAAATGTAGTATAATTAAAGTAACAAACATATGACAAATCCATTCAAAGAAAAGTGGGCAGACATGCACAAAACTCACGACATATCAAAAGACATGAATTCTCAAATGATGTCGTGGTTAAAGTCTAATGCAAAAAACACATATTCGTGGCGGGAACTGATGGCAGATTTCAAATACGAATTTGAAGAAAAAGACATTTTAGATAGTATTGGAAATGAATTCAATGTCAAACAGGAATGTGAAGACATATGGATGAATGAAAATGGCAAATACGACTAATATAACAACATGACAACACTGATAGATAGTATTAAAATGTAGTATAATTAAAGTAACAACATGACAACACTATTCAAAAAAGCGTGGATGGATATGAAGAAGACGTCCGAAATAAAAATCGACAACAGTAGAAATGCCGCAAAAAATAAAGTGAAATTGATGATGCAACAGGGAGCTTCCGGTGATTATATTCGTCAAAAAATTGAAAACGAATTCGGACTTGAGGCTTGGGAGGCAGACGAGATGATGGGAAACTATAGAGAAAAAGCGGTAGACAACACCACCGCCCGCAATCAGCGATATGAGGAGGACACGACAAAAGCAGAAGTGAATAAACATGTTCTTGGGCCACGAGAGGCTCGAGATATTGTTCAGAGAATGAAGAGGCAGGGAAAATCAGAAATGGAAATAATACATGTTTTGATGGATGGCGGATTCAAGAATATAGACGCCATACAACTGATGGAAGATGCTGGATTCTATAAAAAGTCGGAAGAAAAAATAGAAAAGCCTGGCGACGCCACCCACTCCACCAAATGGGATGACTGCGTAAAAGAAGCACAAGCAAAAAATCCAAAATCTAACGTATACGCTATTTGCACCGCCCAGCTCGGAGAGGAATCATTCAAAAGCCAGTACCGACATCTAGCGTCCATGCGGAAAGAAATACGTGAAGCTCGGAAGGCTGTAGGTACATCGGGATTCGCGGGTGGTATACCCAATTCACTTCTCGCTGATCAGGACTTGGAAGGCGTAGCAGATGATAGCGAGGAAGCGATACGGGATGGAGAAAATAGATAGTAATGTCAGCCAAACATTGACTTGGTATATAATTATAACAGACGAGATATGAAAACCACATACACCGCACAATCGAATAAAGGATTCCAATTCACCTTTCAGATAGAGAAATCTATCGCCACGAAGGCGGGTGAAGACCTTATTATTTCGGGAGTGGCTTCAACGTCGAATATAGACCACGACAATGAGAGAATGTCGGAGTCGGCATTGGATTCAATGGTCAGGGTGATCAACGATAAAGGAGTTCCGCTTCGCTGGGAACACGGTAAAGAGGATTCGGATATTCTCGGCACTGTGTTTCAAGGTCATGTGGATGGCAGGAATCAACTTCAGATCAATGCCAGATTGAAGAAAGACCACCCAAAGGCTCTGGAAATTTACGAAGCGTTGAAAAGCGGTGGTAAATACGGTTTGTCAGTCGGCGGCCGCGTGATGAACGCAACACGTGAGATGGCCGCAAGCGTCGGGAAGTACATTAAAACGTTTTATGATGTGTTGCTGGATGAGGTAACCGTAACTTCAAAGCCAGCAAACTACGACGCATGGTTGAAAGACGTAGTGCAGAAAAGTATGGATAAAGGAAAAACGAAAGACCAGCTACGTCACCAATTCCTTTTTGAAAATCAGCAGTACGATTATTTGGCACAGTTCGCCAAATCAATCCCTGAGGATTCGTGGAAACCAGTTAAAAAATTATCAGTTAATAATAATAAAAATATGAACGATAAAGACAAGAAAAGCGACGAAAAAGTTGAAGCGGAGAAAAGCTTTGTGACCAAAGCTCAATTCGATTCATTCTCAGCGACTATCGCAAAGGCGATGGACGGTCTTGCTACGTCCGTAAAAAAGGCATTGGAAGTCAATGCTATGGACACAACCAATCCTGACAAAAAAAAGGAAGTGGTAGATACCGCACAAGTAGCCAAGGACGCGGCTGATGGCGATGACGGAAAAGCCGCAGGTGATGTCCCCGCCAAAGATCAAGACGCTCCCGATAAGGCAAAGGAGGCAGAAGACACAGAGCAAACTGCAAAAGCCGAAGACGATACGAAGGATGAGGAAAAGGAAAAATCAGCAGAGGATGAGGAAGATAAGGAAACAGAAAAGGCAGAGGATGGAGAGAAAGACGAAAAGGATACCGAAAAGGCATTCGGTGATAAGGAAGACGATGAGGAAGCCACGAAATCCGAAGGAGACGATAAATTGCCAAAGGACTTAAAGGCGGCTATGAAAAGTATTGCCAAAGCTACTTCGGCTATCGAGACCATGACGAAGCAGATTAGGGGCGCAAAGGCCATTCTCAAGTCAGAGAAGGTGGAAAAGAGCCAAGTGAACGAAATCGAGCAGTTCGCAAAAGCGATGTCGACATTCGTACAGCTTACCGAAGAAAGATTGGAAAAGAGCGGTAAGCGTGTCCCGGGACTTGCCCAAACCATTGCAACCATGATTCAGAATGATCCAGAATTGCAGGCCGAGATTTCTGGCATGATGAAAACGGCGACCTTCAAAAAGTCCCGTTCGACGACTCCATACATGGTGTCGAAGGATGGTCGCAGATTCCTTTTGACTGCATCAGAGATAAAGGATGAGACGGTCGAGAAGTCAGCGGATGGTAAGCAAGTTAAGTTTACGGATTTGTATAAGTCGAAGTATTCAGCCATTCGAGAGAAAGGTTTAATGGAGTAAGTTTTATTAAATTATTAATTAATCAATACATAAAAATATGAATAGACTAGAAAAAGCCATTGAGCGCGTTGAGAAGTCGGTTAACATTTCATTCGCAGGACCTACTCCAAACTCTCTCTTGGCACGTCAGGATTTGGAAAGTGCAATCGTAGTGCTCTCTGATCGACAGACCCCATTCAGAGACCGCGTATCCCGCATCAAAGGAGAAGGCTTGGCTCACTTGTGGAACCAACGCACTCGTCTCGATAACGTAGCCGATGGACCCGCAGGGTTGGTGAACCTGTTCTATGCCGACGGAAACTTGCCAAACGCCACTGATCCGAACTACGTCCAGCAAACAGCGGCATATAAGTATCTCGGCACCACCGCAGTTATCACGGGACCTATGATCGCATCGGGTCGGTCATACATCGACATCGAAGCTGAAGTAGCGGAAGCAACGCTTCGCCGCATTATTCAGGCAGAGGAATGGGCAGACTTCAAGGGAAGCACGTCGGCAAACTCCCTTTCCTTCAACGGATTCGATTTCCAGCAAACGACCAACGTCGTCTCGGCCGCTGGTGCCGCTCTTACCGCGAACGGAGTTACCATTCCGCTCTTCGATAAGATTGTGAAACTTGTTCGCATTCAAGGCGGGTCAAAGGTTGACGGCATCTACTGCTCATTCGGTCAGCAGAACGTCATCAACCAAATTGTATCGGCCGCCTCCCGCTACGTCGTCGCTCTCGACAGCCGTGAGAACATCGTGCAAGCAGGCGATCACGTCGTATCGTACATGGGTGCACTCGGCGCGATTCCAGTTATCGGAGACTTCTTCGTCAACGCCGCCCTGCCTTATCCTATCGACTCGACAGGTTCGAGCGGTTCAACAGGCAACGGAGTCTCGAACATTTACTTCTTGCGGCATGATGAGCAAGGGGTGCAGATGGCAGACCTCGTTCCACTTGGTCGGACGGAGCTCGGGAAGATTGCGGATAC